GGCCGTGGCGAGCGTTCACCTCATGGGCCTTCTTCATCCACGACAGGCCGCGGTGAAGCATCGAAGAGCCGCCGCTCATGTAGTGGCCACGGCCAACCATGCGGTTAAGGTGCGTCTTGGACACACCGCTGTCGCTCGTCGCCGCCGCCACGTCGGCCATCGACAAAATGGTCTTGCGGATGGCGGACTGGCCACGCATCGTCTCGAAAAAGCCACTGTTGATGGCAATGATCGTGATGACCGGGCTGGCCGTGCTCGGCGTGTACGAGAAATAGCCACGGCGGTTGTCAAGCGTGACCTGGATCTGAAACGAGTAGTTGCCAAGGCAACCCGGGGCGAGGCCGGGCTGCAGCGTAATGTCCTGGCCCATGCGCAGCAGGATCGGGCCACCCGATGTCTGCGTGTACTGGCTCTGGCCGGTGTATGCGTAAGGCGGGTTGGTATCAAAATTGCACGGACCAAGTACACCAGACGGGTACTGCGCCTGAGTAAACCCGCGCCACTGCTGCCAGTCCATGTCGAGGCCCGCAGCGACCGCGCACTCGTAAAGGTGCACCTGCTGGAAAGACGAACAAAGGTTGCTAAAGTTGTCAAAGGTGACAGAAACCCTGTTGATTGGAATGTACTGGTCGAGCTGCGACGGACCACGCGTTGCCGGCTTAACGTACACCATGACCATGTCGGGAATAGACGTGAGCGAAATCGTCTGCGACAGAACCGTGTTATCACCCGTAGCAATGCTAGTAATACCAGTCGAATAAAAGTAACGAGGGAACTCCACATACGGAACCGTGGAAACGTCGGGAAGCTGGACGTCCACACCGGGCGTGAGGAAGGTCGTGAAAAGCGTGGGAGCGTTTGCGGCAGTGGTAAGGATCGTGTTGTCGCCACCATACCACGGTCCGTTGCTATTGCCAGTGGATGCAAACGTAAGATCGGACAACACGCTGCGAACGTTAGACGAACGAAGGACGTTGCCGGTGTTAGGGTTCGGCTGCGTGAGATCGTCAAGCCAGTATGGCATAGTCGCGTTTGCCTTTGCAAGAGCGCCTGAAAGCACAACGGCAGTCGACGCAACAGCGCGGGTAGTGCCAAGCGTCGAGAAATTCATGACAAACTGCATATTGGTCATGCCGTAAAGGCCAACCGTCTGAAACTCGGCAGAGTCTGCCCAGATGAGCGGGGAAATTACCATCGGCTCCGTGACGCTGATTGTGCCATAGACAGGCAGCGGCAGCTGCACGGGGCATCCACCCTGGAGCGCATAAATTGACTGAGGCCCGCTTGCAGGGGCAACAAGAGTAGTGACACCCGCAAGCGTCTGCGTGAACGTAAGCTGGTACTGAGAGCCAATCTGGCCGAGGCCGCCATACCCTCTCGCAACACCACCAGTTACGGTGCCTGCAATGAGACCCGTCACAATTGCGAAGCAACCGTTCGCCGACGTGTTGACAGTGTTCGCGGCCGACTGTGGAGGCGCAGCGACACTGTAATTTCCGGCGAGTGCGTCGTAAAGACGAGCACCGAGCATGCACATTGGCGGCACGGCCACGTTAAGGGTCAGAGTAGTTCCGTTGACCGTGAATGCATTTGCAGTGCCGCCGCCGTTAGCACCAGATGCGGCGCCATAAAGGTCACCACCCGGAAAGTTCGTCGTCCAGACAGGCTGGTAATTAAAGAAAGGAACAAGAACGTTCTGCCCAGATGTAAAACCCGCGGGAAGCTTGACTGAAGTCGATGCAGTGGCAATGTAAAAGCCAATGCCACCCTTGCCAGCCTCGCCACCCTGTACAGTGCTGGGCACAAAGGCGTACGCCTTACCTGCAGCAAGAAACGGCCACTGTGCAGCGGTACCAGAGGTTGGAGCATATCCAGATGCAGACGTCAGCGTAGTGCTGCACGTAGCGTTTGAAGACCAAACCGAAGGCCATGAACCGTTTGGAATGTCACCAAAATTATTTGTAACGCTGTAGGTCGAAAAGTTACCCGAGTTGTTCTGCACATCGTCGCGACCCCATGCAAACGTGTCGGCATTCGTAGGGGTCGTGCGCTGCTTAAGATTCTCCTGGGTCGACGTCAGCATAAGCTGCTCGCGAAGCGTATCGCCGTTCGTAGTTACAGTGCAGTCGTTGAGCGTCGCAGTCATGTTGACAAGGCTGGACTGGACCGGAAACTGCGTCCACGCAAGATCCTTGCCACTTACGGCAGAGCACCAGCCACTCTGCGAGCCTGCAATGCCACCAGTCTGAAGCGCCATACCGTTATCCGCGCCAATCGAAATACCCGCAGTGAACTGCGACATGGATACATCAGGCACATCAAAGTTCGTAGGGAAGCACATCGTAAAGCCTTCTCCCGCACTTGCGGCAGCAAGAGGCGGTGAGAAATTGAGAATAATAATGCTGTCATTGCTCGAAGTTGCGGAAGTTACGAAGGTATTAGGGGCGAATCCCGAACCAAAGAGCAGCGCCGGCTGACCATTCTGATAAGCCGCGAGGATAAAAGCAACCAAAGTAGCATCCATGGTCGACTTCGTAACAATTGCGCCCGCCTGAAAAAAAGCAGTCGTCGTGAGGGATGTAGCGTTGGCACTAAGAGCATTAAAAGTTCCAGTATAAATCTGCTTGTATCCAGTACCACGCGCACCACCGTAGAAAAGCTGGGCGTTATACGAAAGGGGCGTAGAGAGCTGGATCTTGCGGTCAATGAAAACGTTGAGAGAAGGCACAAGCACCTGAAAAGTCATCTGGGAGCTGGACGCGGAAATGGCCTGAAAGGGGGCGACACTGATAGACAGTGCACCCTTCTGCACGGCGTACGCCGGCTCATCCTGTATGAGTCGTGCATCCGTGACCGCCACCTTCTGGATCTTCGACATTTTGGCCTTAAAACTGCTGATAGGTGTTTACAGATGCTAAAAGAGTGACGATCAAGCGACGCACTCAGTGAAGTATCGTGACGAGTGCACACGAAACTACACTACTTGAGCTGGAAAACCCAGCGCAAGTTTGCGCTTCCTCCGTTTGAAAGCGAAAGCGGTCTGTACATCTGCTCGGTCGTACGCAAGAAGAGCTGGAAGTCAAACTGGTTGAAAACGCGACCCGACTGAAGTGCCATAAAAACAGGCGTTGCTGGATCAAAAAGAACTTCATTGCGAAACTCCTGTCCAGTCTGCATGTTTGCGAGCGGCTTAATGTTAAGCTCTGCAAGGATTTTTAGAGTGTTGCCGTTAGTCTGGACGGTCTGTGGCTGTCCCGCGTCATTCAGGATGTACGCAGGTGCTACCTGATCAGGCTCGATCGGTACATTTCCAGTCGCAACAATAATTGCATCAAAGCTGTTCCACCTCAAGCCAACTGAAGGGTAGTCCTGGGGGTACATGTAAAGGTATGGCACTGTGCCACCAAGTCGCCCATACGGCAAATAAGTCGCTGCCAATCCAGCTGTGCTCACCGCCGTAGAGGTTAGCGGCAGAGGAGTGGCCACGTTCAAACCCGCGACAATTGCCTGGGGGACGTAGCGAATGTAGGACGTTGTAAGCTGCGTCCTTGGATCAAAATAGCTCAGACGAAGACACGGCCAATTGCCAAAAAGCTGGTGGAAGTAGTCATCGACCTCAACGTATGCGCGCTCATCGAAGGACACGTAAGGACGGCGCGCAACAACGTAAGGCGGTGTTGTGAGCATGTTTGTGCCCGTAATTCCCCACGAATCTCGTGCAATGTCATTTAGCGCCGCATTCACGGCGTAATGCTGGGTGTTCAGCGTGTCGTCTACAAATCCATAATAGCCATCGTCAACGTTTGCGGTAATTGTGCCGCCGTAACCATAGCTGTCAAGGTTAAGCGTAAAGAGGTTTGTAGAAGAGTTGTAGGACACGTAAGGAGCCAAAGTTCCGATAGACGCGAGCATGGGTGGAGTTGAGAGGCCTCCAGCTAAAACATAACACCAAGCCTGAGGCGACCACCCATTTGCAGACGTTACATTTGATGCAGGCGGGGGGCCGGTCGTCGTTGCTGTAGCTCCAAAATAAACCATTATATAACTACCACCACCCGCATTATATGTTGACGTTACAACATCGCCAGTCAAATAAATTTTTCCATTTTGATAGGAATTGCAGTAGCTAGCACCACATGGAACCCAATTAATCGAACTTGATGGAATGTCGCTAGAACTGGTTGCAATTTGACATACATAAGCAACACCCTGGTAAACAACGGAATTTCCAACGCTATAAGATGCAGGCGACCATTGATTAATAGCAAGGCAATTACCATTAATTAGATTCTTTAGTTGCCTTGTCAGACACTGTTCGCTAATCACCACATTGGCGTCGTACTCATCATAAACACAGCGCTGGAACGTAGGGTTAATGACCTGGTTCAAAAAGTGATCATAGCTGTAGCAATCAAAGTATGTCGTAAAATTGTTGTCTGCCACGTCACTTGCGCTCGGGATATTAGTATTTGCGTCCTCAGGGACCCAGCGCACCGTCTTATACGTGGACATGTTGACGGTCGAGCGAAACCCGAGTTGGTATGCGCGCGGGCAAAGGACGGTAGTGCCGGGTGCGACCGCAAAAACCTGGCCAGGGACAAACCCAAGAAGCTTGCAGGCCTGCAAAATGCCCTCCTTGCTCGCACCCGACGTGGTCGTCTGCGCTGTGCCCACGGGCAACGAAAAATCGAGATACAAAGTGGCAAACGTGTCATTGTTCTGGATTGAATATTGCTGTGTCATTGCAATGGAAGGACTTGCAGTTGGCGACGTGACGTTGATGGTAATACCCGTAGCCGTGGCGAGTGCCGTCTGTAGCCTTGATGCCACAGTTGTCGCAAGCGTATCACTGGAAACACCTATAGCGGCCAAATTGATTGCGCCTGACTTAATTGGGTACCCACTCACATCGGCACCTGTGAGGTTTGTACACGTCGTATACCACGGGATCCACCCGTAATTAGGCCACGCCGCATACAACCAATCCGATGTTTCCTGGGGACCAAGCACTTGCTGCTTGTTTGCCGAATACACTGGACCGGTCCACGTTAAGGAAATGCCGGGTTGCGCAGTGCACTCCCAATACTGTGTTCCGTTTTCAGTGATAAGCGCTGAAGGCCTCGCGACAAAAAGAGGGATCTCATCCGTCTTGATCGAGGCGCGCACAAGCGCCATCGTATAATTGTCGGTGTTGCCTACGATGGGCTGCGTACGCGTGTCGGAAAACTTTGCAAACCGACCGTGCGCGCCATTCTGAGTTACGCCGTTATCGAACGATGTCCTGCACACCACATTCGTGTCGTAGTGAACACTCCCGTCGCCTCGCTTCATCATACGCGAG